CATATAGCTTTTCTTTCGGTGCAGTTCGAGGTAAAACGAAAAGGTATAGCCGGGATGCGTGAAAACATCCAATCACTTCCCATGAGTGAAGTGGCCGTTTTTGCAGAAAATCTCGCAAAGAATCTTTTCATGTTCTATTCAGATATTGATAATCAAGTTAAGGATAAGGTTGCCAAATCTCTATTATCAACAAATGGATGCAACAGCGTGGCTATTAAACGGCTTAATTCATCTCAAGATTGGGTTGGAAATATATTTTGTGAGTTTACAGATGAAACGGATTTGAAGGAAGATGAACTTCATAAGGTCTTGCATGAAGCAGCGGTTAACATACAATATATCCTGCCGGAATTCAAAGAAAATAAAATCGAATAATTATAATTAATGAGTAGTATGGCTGACGTAAGAAAACTTGCACCGTTTATTCTGAAATGGGAAGGCGGTTTTGTAAATGACCCTGACGATTTGGGAGGGGCTACCAATATGGGGGTGACTATCGGAACCTATGAGGCATATTGCCGAAAGAAAGGATATTCCAAGCCTACAGTTGAAAGATTGAAAAATCTCACAAAAGAGGAATGGACGGAAATCTTGAAAACCATGTACTGGGACAGATGGAAGGCTGATGAGATAAAATCGCAATCAGTTGCTGATATATTGGTTGATTGGGTCTGGGCATCCGGTGCGCACGGAATTAAGATTCCTCAACGTTTGCTTGGTGTTAAGGTGGATGGCATTGTAGGTCCCAAGACCATTGCCGCGGTAAATGCCAAGAATCCGCGTGAGTTGTTCGACATGATCAAGATTGCACGGTTTGATTTCATTGAAGATATTTGTCATCAGCGTCCGACCAATAATAAATTTAAGAGAGGCTGGATGAACCGTATCAATGATATAAAATTTGAGAGATGAGACAAAGAATCTATATATGGATTGCGGTAGTGATAGTGCTTTTATTTGTCTTTTCGTGTAAGACCAGATATGTTCCTGTGGAGATCAAGACAACGGAAACAGTGGAAGTACATGATACCACCATAACAGAAAGACTGGTCCCATACAAAGATAGTACTGCGACACGTGACACTGTATCTTTTCTTTCCAACCCTTATGCGTACAGCTGGGCTAGATATTCAGGTGGAATATTGCAACATTCGCTGGGAATATGGCCAAATTCGGTACTTATAGTAACTGTACCTCATTATATGACGGTAACCAAGCGAATCGAAGTACCTAAAATTGTAGAGGTGGAGAAAAAATTAAACTGGTGGCAAAAAACAAAAATAGAGATAGGTGGATGGTCTATGATAATGAATATATTGCTTATATCTATGATGATTGTCAGATGGTTAAGAAAAAAAAGGAGGTGCCCGTAATTTATAGATTGTATTTTTTTCAATTCAGTCTTTCGTTATAACAAAAATCTTCGGCGGTCCGGATTGTAAGAAAAGGACCGCACGCTCCTTATCAGGTAGAAGTCGCTAAGGAGAAACAATACGTCGGAACAAGAATTGTTTTGCGGTCCCAGACTGCTTAACAATTTTCCGACGTATTTTGTTTATCCAAACAGTGATTATATGAAAAGTGATGAAATATATAAGGATGTATTGCAGGTTGTCGCTTCAGTGACGGGAATATCTGAAACAGGTATTATACATAGCAATAAAGAAGAGTGTGCGAATGCCAGATATCTTCTTGTGCGTTATTTAGCCAAGATTTTCTCTGACACGGAGATAGCGTCATTGACTAACAGAACCAAACAGGCTGTCGGCTCGATGCGGCGTAATGCTAAAAAACAAAGGGTATGGATTGTGGAAAACAATTGGAAAGAAATAGTAAACAAACTGGAAAATAAATATTTTATCTGCAAGTAATTTATTCCGTAATTTGCCTTTGCGGTCAATATTGACCGTGATATGTAAAATCATAATTATGGATAATATTACAGGTATGAGCATACAGGAGTATGCTGCAATGCGAGAGCTTGAATGTGAGCACAAGAAGGGATGGGGATCAACCACCGCCTTATGGGTGATTGCTGCTGTCATTGTCATTGCGTTTTTTGTTTATAGCTGGCATAATAGCTGCAACGAGCGTACTCAGTTTGCGGTTGGTCTGGCTAACTTGACAGGACGTGTTAACTGTATGGAGCCTGATGTACGCTGGACCGGACAGCAGTTGTACGCTGCAAATGGTGCGATTTCCGCAACAGTGCAAGGTGTTGGAGATATGAAGGCGAACTTCGGTGACCAGTTGTTCCAGCTGAACCGCGAGGTGTTCTACGACAATGGACACGGATGTGGAAGAAATCGGAATAATTGCGGTTGCGGATGTGGCGGACGTGAGTTCAACCAGCGTTCAACCTATAACCTTGCTTCCACGCAGGTTACAGTAGACGAGACTTGCCGTAGTTAAGTTTTAGAGGGTGGTATTCCACCCTCATTTTATTTAATTTTTAAAAGATGAGGATATGATTTCAAAAATAGGAATAAGACAATTTGCAGTAGAACAGGCTGTAGCTATAATGGGGACTGGTACACCGCAGAAGGATGTGGTTGCGAAGGCAGCGGAAATTGAGGCTTATGTTGTCGGTGAGGCTGACATACCGGAAGTAAGCAATGATACGGATACCATTAATGATATCATGGGTAATGCCATGCAGATGATTAATGGGATATCCGGAACTGAGATTCCTGTTGAGGAAAAATCAAAAAAAAGTAAATGATGGGATTTTCCATGTTTCAAACTAAGAAACCGCAAACGGAGTTGAAGTTTACAACAAGGGCCGAGGCGTTTAGTTATATGCTAATGTATATGACAGAGGAGAAACATGCCGAACCGCTGGAGGCGGCACAGAAAGCCAATGAGTTTGCGGATATCTTTGCCAGAAACATGGGTATCCCTCTTAAGATTGAGCCGGAGCCACAGGGGGTGGATAAATACCTGTCAATGGCTACCAAGATAGCAAACTATATAGAAGAACATCCTAAGGTGGTTGAATACGGCGTTCCGGCTTTGACATTCGTAGCCGGTCTGTTCACCGGGAAAAAAGTGGAGCAGGTCAATGATAACATGTATGGCCAGCGTTCGGCACCGTCTCAACCACAGGAAGAGATAGATTTTGATAAAATACCTGATTGATTATGGCATTAAGGAAATTATATATTGTGGTGGATTGCGAGAATGACGAACAGAAGGAAGCTGTTCAGACCGCATTCAACGAATTGTCTAATACGCGGGCTTTGACCAGCCGGACGGTTATCAGCATGTATCCGTTTTTCAAAAAACATCGTGATGATCTGTTTGAGTTGTTCAATATGGTCAAGACAGGCGGTGTCAAATCGTTGTTGTCTGTAAGAGGTGGAACATTGATTAATAACTTGAGAAAGGGTTGATTATGAGAGTGGAAGGCAAATGTATAGGTGATTGCAGCAAATGCCAGTTGCTGGCAAATGGTGAGGTGGATATGATTCCGTGCATTCTTGACCAGATTTTTATCCGGACAAGGAAAATCGAGAAAGAAAACGCTTTTATCAGGAGAAGTCTTGATTCCATGATGCAGGACAGAAATACAATCCAACTTGCCGGTTTGAGTGATAACGAAGATAAAACAGATTGATTATGAAGTATACATTCAAAGAAATGTTGGACGATGCGAAAAGGGCGGGTCTGACAAGTGACAAGGTCATGATGCGCAGTGTGGAAAGCATGAGCGAGCTTCTGTGCCTTGTGAAGGAAGAACATCCGGAACTGTACTGGAAATTTATGCGTGAGCAACATGGAATCATGTATGGTAATCATTACAATGAAGCTTTTGCGATGTTTGATGTCGGCATGATGAGGTACATTGATAGGGATGGAAAGAAATGTGAGGGTGCGCACTGGACGGCGGAACAGATAGAGGCAAGTACCCGGATGATGGGATTTCCGGCTGGAACTACGAAATGGGACAAGTATGTAGCGTTCAATGCCTTTTATTCCGATCTTTGCACAGTTTATAATGATGAACAGATCATTAAAGGTGCTCATAAGTTCTATTTTGAGGATCAGGACTGGGGGGACACAACAAAGATTTGGGATTATGTGTATTGCAAGAATGCAATGGTCTGATTCTTTGTAACAGACGGTTTGTGCTTATCAAAAATCGAACCGTCTGTTTTTGATAAGCACTATGATTCCAGTTTTTCCCGTATTTCCTTCAGAAGCCGGAAAGAGCCTGCCATCTTGTAATTCCCAAGATTCTGTTCTGCCTGCATTATAAGGCTTTCTACTGTCAGAGGGAGGTCGGGAGAAAATGAGGATTTGTTGATTTGCAATGTTTTAGGTAATTCTCTCGTATTAAACCATTCCACCATTTCCCTTAATTCTTCCTCTGAGTAAGCTTCATGTGTTTTTGCATTTTTCATAATGATCTTGTTTTTGATTTCCGCAAAGATACGAAATTGAAAGCAAATCACAATTATTCTGTATTACTTGTAGAAGATTCAGGAGTGTGTGAACGTATCAAGGATCTAGCTATTGCAAATTCAGATTCCGCACCGGTATTTTCATTTATTGAAATATGATAGAGACCGGCTGCATAATATGCCAATGCTCCTGCATATTTGTTATGAAGGTTGATTTCTCCGTTTTCTGAGATTGAAGGAGTTGGAATATACCTGAGACTGTATCCCCCCTGTTCTTTTACTGCATGGGCAATGATTGACCTCATGGTATCGTTGGTGATGAATGCTACCGGTATTGAGGGACCATTACCTACACCGGGAGCTGATGAATATTGTGCGCTGTATAGTGGCGAATTGTCCGGATATAACATAGTGACCGGATATCTCCACCCAGTCAGGTTCACACTGACAAGCCTGATATAGTCCGCAGGTATTTTTATGTAGGCAAAAAACAAACCGTCAGGACGTTTCTCGAATGAGATTGAGGATGAATCTGTCATTTCCGAAGCTTCGGCCATCACCCCTTCGTCATTCATCAGTGCGAGTAGCGCGAGTCTGATGAACTCTTTTAATGCCTCATCGGTCTCAATCGTGAAACTGTCTTCTTCTGTCGCACTCTCATTGATGATTGTGCGTAAAGTCTTTAGTATATCTTTGACAGGTATCATGAGGCTTAGTCTAATGGATAATTGGGAAATTGTATGCCGTGTTCTTTGCATAATGAGGACAGAGCCTCCTTATTTCCACATTGCGAGCGCGGTACTTTGAATCTGACCTCAAAAAAATCCTTCGCTTCAAGGAATGAGGTCACATTTTCAATATCCTCTTGTATGTCTCTGTCTTCTTGAATGCCTTTTTCTTTGGTCGGTTCTGCGCTTTCGGATTCTTTTTCTTCCTGCTTAGAAGATGCCGGAGGAATATAGGTGCACATCCGCTTTCCAAGGATACTGTATCTTTGTTTTACCTCTGTTTCCTGTAATACGGAATTTACGTCATTTTCGTCATGTATTACATCTTCATCTTCTTCTATTGTTTCGGTAATGCGTCCTTCCCGATACCATTTGTGCGCCCTGATTTTCTCAGCCAGTTCTCTATCCGTTGTATGATAGGTTGATTTGCCACGGAAAAAAGCGGAGAAGTTGACGTACATCATCCGTCCGCAGTGAATGACTGCAAATGATAGTGAGGAGCTCGCAACGAATTTATAAAGTTTCTTCATACATTATTAATAATGATGAGGTGGATTTCTCCACCTCTGATGATGATTAAGGTTCTATTATACAGTCTGGGATTCAGGAACCGGAATCTCAACATATTCCGGAATGGACAGACGCGCGTGGGCATCTGGGAATCCAAGTGTCCAGCAGGAGAACTCCTGCATGACAACAGCGTCACTGTTACTTATGAACAGTTCTTTCAGATTGTATGTGCTGCGCTCCCAGTTCTGGAATACCCATTTGTCAAGATATTCAGGATCAAGAGAGAAACCTCTTCCGTTGAATCCCCAGGCGTTGAACAGGTCATGGCGGTAAAACAGAAGTTTTGTTCCCATGCTTTCGAATGACTGGAAGTCAAGTCTCCATTTGTTGTAGTCACGTTCCGGCTCGAAGATACGTGTGCGGTTGTTGGTCTTGATCTTGCATAATGCCGCATAGATGGTATTGTCAACAAATACAAGTTTTGTGCGGCTTCCGTTACCGGCACCTTCAATGATGCGTCCTACAAGGTCTACAAGCTCATCCTCCGAGATTACATATTGCTGCACATATTTTCCTTCTTCCACCACAGGATTTCCGGCAGAGTCAAGCACTTTTTCCCAATGTCCGATTTCAAGGTCTTTTCCGGCGCGGTACCAGATACCTTCACAAGTATATACATTGCCTTGTCCGTTCACTGCATGTTTGCTCTTGATTCCGAACAGTCCGGAGGCTTCCATACCGATACGCATGTCTTCCATTGCCATCCGTTCCACACGTGTGAATGACCATTCCACCTCGGTCTTACTCAACCGGTCATAGATAGTCTGCTCTACCTGCATGATAAAACGCTGGCAATATTGTTCGTCCGGTGATGGAAGCTGGTAATACCTTCCTGTAGACACATCCTTTTCAGCGGCCGCGCGCCCCATTCTTAGAAGGACGGTACCCTTTGCAAGGGTCGGAATAAGATAAGGATTCTTATTGTTTGATTGTTTTCCGTTTACGGCATAGACAAGCGGAAGGTTGGTCTCACTGTTGATTGCGTGCACGCGCAGCATCAATGGGTGTTCAGGATCCACTTCATCGGTACCGGATTTGTAACCGGAAACAAACGTTCCGTCAGCGTTCAGGACAAGAAGCGTATCCATTGCGCCCACAATGTTATTATCCTCCAGTTCTATCGCTTTCGGAGTCTCGGTAGTCATGGCTTCAAGCTGCTTGGCAAGGGTAGCCCGTAGCGGACGCTGTCCGACACTGTAGTACTTGATTACGATGCTGTCCGATTTGTTTGTCGCCCCATGGCGCAGAATCTGATCAATAGGCGTGCCGGTAAACTTCATCTCGACAATTGTCTTGTCGATCTGCTTCACGTACCATTCCGCGTCCATGATTTTCTCGTTCTTTGTTACGGAACTTTCCCCGCCTACTACCTTTCCGCCATCCCCTAGATCCTGGACTGAGCCTCCGTCCGAAACATCGGCGGCACATGCATAACCTCCCCCGGTCGCTCCGGCAAGGAACATGAGCAATACGGAAAAGAAAAATTTGAATGTTGATTTTAACTTTTTCATTGTTCTCGATTTGTTTTTAAATTTATAAATAAAAGTTGTGATATGAGCCTGAAAGCGATAGACGATTAAATACGTCTCTTCATGTCTTTATAACGTTGTAGGGTAGGATCCTCCACTTTTTCCTCACCTCTTCCGTTCCCGCCTCCTCCAAGGTCCGTCGGAGCTTTTTCCGCAAGATTCCTGTGTATAGCTCCCGGACGTGCGGTACGTCCCTGTTTACGTCCTTCCTCTCGGGCGGCTTCTATTTCCATGTCCATATTGAAGGCATGGATGATTCTTTTCCAGTCTTCCGCATCCAGTTCGTGCCGGATAATTTTATGAATGATACCGTCTGTATCCTGTGTTCCGTACAGCCATTCCAACATGGAAACTACATTCGCCTCATCAACATTGACCTGCCGCACAGCTTCTGTCAGTGCCTCATCTGTTTTGCGCAGCTTCTCTTCCGCATCTCTTTTTCTTTTTTCCTCATCGGCCGCCTCCTTTATCCGGGCAGCTTCTTTCTCTTTTGCTTTTTTGATGGCCTCTTCCGTTGTTGCAGCTTCCCTGATATCATCCCCGTAATTGGTTATCAGATATTCCACAAGAGAGAACGGTTCACCGTTCTCATCCATGCCGCTTGCCAGACCGGTCAGGATGCCGGCGGCTCTTGAGTCTTCTGCAAGAACTTTGTTGAGGTTCTCTCTCTGTGATTCACTATCGTCATAACGTTTGAAAGAGTCATCAAGGAATTCGCCGACAGCGAGGTCGTCCTCAAGGTCGAGGTCCGGATTTCTGGATGAAACAATATCTCTCCATGATTTTCTTTCTTTTTTTTCTTCCATGATATGTCATTGTTGTCTTATACTGACAAATTTAGTAGTATTAGTTCAAGCCGGATTGATATAATGCAATCTACTGGAAGTACATTCGCTATCATTTAAACAGGAGGTCACATGAAGCACAAGGGAAATATCAGCGAAATACAATTAATAAGGAACAAGGAGATTGTACGTACATTCATTGAATTGAAAAAGACGTGTACATTCTCTTACTACAAGGATATATGCAAGGAAATTGCGGGTATGAAGGCGAAGCAGCATTATGTCAGTGAGGACCGGGCTTACGTGATCTTATACAGATATCTGACTGAAGGTAATATACCTGATTGCAGTCTGTATAAATATGAAATGTATTCCAGCCTGATCCGCTGTTGCCTTGATATCATGAAAAAAAAATCGGAGGCAAATCTCCGTCTTATCGTAAGACTTGCGATAGAGAGACCTTCTGATTCATTTGGGATAAGTCCTGACCGTATACAGCATATTTTATGGAAAGCTGGGATGAAATAGGTATATCGCTATGAAAATGAGATATTCCATGGGGCTTTACTTGTGCATGACCGTGTTGTTGCCGTATCATGAATTCCTGTCAGGAAGTCACTGGCTTTATATGTTCGGACATGCCGGATGGCTTCATTATCTTTTGAACGGGATGGCATGGGCTTTTCTATGGAAGGTGATAACCCCTGCACGGACGCTGGTCGCATGGATGTTCGCTGTCGGAATATCATTTTTCATTCCTTCCGGCAGTCCTGTGATCGGATGGAGTGTCATTATCTACTATTATACGGGCTTGTGCCTGTCCTCCATGGATGGGGGAAGGCGTAACAGGCTGTTTGCCATAACCGCTCTCGGTTTCTTTCTGCCGCATATTGCGGGTGGATATCATGCGGCTATGCTGGCGGCCGGATGGATATTGCGTAAACTGGAGGTTGGATGGCAAAGAACATTAAAATAAACCATATAGAAACTCTTTTCTCAGCTGTTGTCATAAGGAATGCGGAGGAGATGATCCGCAGGAACCGTGAGCGGGAAGCGGAACTGTTCAAGTCCTACAACCCGTTGACAGGGGAGAACGCTCCCGGAAAACGGAAGAGGATATGTCTGGATGATTTTGTAAATTCATCTGTTTTCCTTCCTGTCGAGATGTTCTCCACCGGTTTTATCTATAAATTGAATCTTGCCGGAAGTATAGAGGAGTTCTGCTGGCAGACATACGGGGAATATAATGAGGACCTTCGTAATACTGTCATTCAGGAGTTTCTCCGTTACTGGGCCAAATACGACTTTTATTTCTATTGTTATGCGTATGCACGTATCAAAAACAAGGAAGGAGGGGAGGATGTGCCTTTTCTTCTACGTCCGGCGCAGGTAAAGCTGGCTGAGACATTTGAAAGAATGCGCCGTGCCGGCAAACCTATCCGTGTCATATTGCTGAAAGCCCGTCAGTGGGGAGGATCCACATGTACACAGATATACATGTCATGGATACAGATAATGCATGTGAAGAGTTGGAACAGCATTATTGTTGGACATCAGGGGGATAGCGCAGCTGAAGTGAAGGATATGTATGTCAAGCTCATAACCCAGCTTCCTGAATTCCTTTTTTATGAAGAGGGGATAGAGTTTGACGGCTCTCTTCCGAAGATCAAGGGAGGGGGAACTTCTAACATAAGTCTTATACCTTCCCGAAACTGCAAAATCAAGACGGCAACCGCGATGAATCCGGAGGGCGCCCGTGGTGGTGATTCGGCCATGGCGCATTGTACGGAGGTGGCGTTTTGGCCTCAGACGGAAAAGATGGATCCGCAAAAACAGGTGAAATCATCCTGTTCGGGAATCCTGTACAAACCGTATACGATGATTGTGTATGAAAGCACGCCGAACGGGCAGAATTTCTACAAGGATGAATGGGATCGTGCCAATGGAACGGATGATCATGGGGAGAGACTGTCCGCATTCGAGCCGTTGTTTGTCGCATGGTGGGAGATAGAGGAATACCGTCTCGATCCGGAAGATATGCTGGAATGGGCCTGTACCCTGATAGAAAGGCGTAACGATAAGTCCGGAAACTGGGACTATATGTACTGGCTGTGGACTATTGGAGCGACATTGCAAGGCATCTACTGGTACAGGCAGAAGATGAAGGAATATGCGGACATACAGGACATGCAGCAGGAGTATCCGTCCGATCCGGTGGAGGCATTCAAGTATTCCGGGCAGCTTGTATTTGACATTTACAAGGTAGAACAACTCAGAAGGTTCTGCCGTGAGCCGGTATTCCAGGGGGATATTTCCGGAAAATCCCCGAAAGGTGAACAGGCTGTCGAAGGGCTGAAACTGTTCAGGCGTAAAGGAGGGGAATTGAAAATATGGGAGATGCCAGACAAGACATGGAGGTTGGAAAACCGCTACTTTGTGTCAGTTGATATCGGGGGGAAATATAGGACGAGTGATTACTCTGTGATTACTGTGCTGGACCGCGCGGATATGATGGCCGATAGCGGAGTGCTCAATGAGGACGCTGGACCGCGTGTGGTGGCGGAATGGTACGGGCATACAGATCCGGACCTGCTTGCGATCAAATGTGCGCAGATTGCGTCATTCTATAACAATGCTCTGCTCATTGTCGAGAACAACACGGCTTACAGTAAGCTTAATGATGTAGACACAGACAACGTCAGCGAATTGTTCTTTCCCATTCTTATCCCTCTTTATGATAATGTATATGCGCATAATCGGAGCGAATTGGAAAAAAGGAGCCAGAAAGAAACCAGATGGGGGTTTAATACCAACCGTAATACAAAAGTGGCCATTATTAAGTATATGGAACAGTGTGTGCGTGACAAACTGTGGATAGAGCGTGAAACCGGAATGATAAAGGAATTGGGATGGTACATGAAATATCCGAACGGCAAATACGGCGCGCTTGCGGGGAAGCATGATGATCGGGTAATGAGCAGGGCAATAGGATTATACGTGAGCCGTTTTGAATGGGACAGATATCCGGTGAGGGTGTTGCCCACTATGGAAGAGAAAATGAATAACATGAAACGCCTCAACAGGTCGGCGACGGGTGCGGAGGCTATATTATATAAAAATTAGTAACATTATGGGAAAAATTAAGTTGTTTTTGAAGGCGGTAAAAAGCCTTGTGCAGAAACGCAGGATCGCAAGTCTGTGGAAGTCCAGCTTGTTATTGAAAAAGGCGATAGAAGAGGCTGAGGAAAAGAATAAACAGGACGGAAGGCGTTATTTTGTCATATGGGATCCTGCACAACAGAAGCTCATCTCTATCACTTATGATTATTATAAGGACAGGTGGGACAGTTATAAATATCTTCTTCATCGGGGAAGGTTCCGTATGCGAATGAACCGAGGGCAGTTGAAAGAGATGTGCTTTTATTACACGAAAAGCAAGAACGGCTTACCTTCCTGTCAGGACGAGGAAAGAAAGGAGAAAATGATAGAATGGCAGAATTATTATCATCGTCTACTGGTTAGTGACAGGATTCGTGTTATTTCTCGTTGCTGGAATTTAAAGTCATTATGGAAGAAGATAACTTTGCGCTCAAATAAAATAGCACATAGGTATTAGTTTAAGGTTTTAGGGACTCGGGCTTGTGAAAGTCTGAGTCCCTTTTATTATATACATTTCATTGTGAAGCTCTTGCTTATCTTTGAATAATAAAAAATATATTTATATGGAAAGATTTGATTCTTGCTTTCATCCTCATCATGCATGTGATCCTCATCCGAATGAATATCATGAAAATATTCATTATACGCCTGATCAGATTAATGCATTGCTGGGGCTTATTCCTTATAAGGCGGACAGAGCCGAAGTCCCTAAAATGGAAACGTTGAACGATGTCAATTATATAGGTCATGTGGCAACTTCTGAAGCGTTGCCGGACAAGATGGAACAACCGTCATGGGCACTTGTCGGCAGTGTGAAGAAAACAAAGCCGTACTTCTACTATGTTGAAGGATTTGTTCCTAAAGGATATCGGGCCGGATGGAATGATTTGAGCGGTGTTCTGGGAACTTATGATCTCACAGTCGATAAGGTGAGCATCTTCGATTATAATCTGCTGACTGAATATAATGTAAGCCGTAATCATACCCAAGATACCCGGATATTCTCACATGATTGGAAGGAACAGAGATATTTCAGTGCATTTCCTGATTATGTTGAAGGGAAGAAATACAGACCCTGTGATCGTGTCAACATGCCGGGGTACACAAAAACGTCATTTGTAGCACAACGAAGCACGTCCGAGGCCCCTTTTGTTGTAAAGAAGAGCAATGTGTTTACTTTTGAAGATGCCATAGCGCTTGTACCGGAGGAATACAGAATACCCGGCATGAAGGTCACGTTTGTTTCTGCTTACACCAATCAGGCTGAAACATGGTATTTTAAGGGAAATTCTGCTTCGCTTTGGAAAGACAAGAAAAGCTGGTGGAAGATTGATTTAGAGGCGGAGCGTAATGAGATTCATGCTGAAGAGGTATTCATTCAGAAGATGGAAGCACCGGAGATGGTGGCTGATAGGGCCATAGCGGATGAGAACGGCAACCGTATACCGGACACTTATCTTACACGCAAAGCTGTCAGACGTCACATTGAGGATACATTCAATGATATGTTCATTGATAATCCTCCTACCGTGATGGACGGGATGATAACGCCCGAGATGCTTAGTGAATCCACCAAACAGCTTATCGGTAACAAGAGCATAACCAATTTTGCGGATGATGAGGATATTACATCGGTTCACGGTCAACTGAAACTGGCTAATAAAAGGTATGATCCGAATAATTACTCAGGGAAGGGAAGATGTTATCTGCGCAAGAATCTTGTGGCAGGGCGAAATATTCTGACCCAGTCCATGATATGTTGGTCTGATACGATTTATGTCATACAGTATGATTATGATTTGGAGGGGAAAACTATCACTATTCCGTCAAAATGCACTTTAGATTTTCAAGGAGGGGGATTTAGTAATGGTACTGTCGTTGGCGACAATACCAAAATTGAAGCAGGACTGGAAAAGATATTTGGTGCTATAACAATAAATGGTAGCTGGGATGTGGCGGCAGCTTGTCCTGAGTGGTTTGGGGCACTTCCAGATGGAGTACATGATTGTACTGAATCTATACAGGATACCATTAATAATTTTGATATTGTTAAATTAAACAATGGAATTTATTTTATAGGTAATACGATTCAGGTAAGAAGTAATATTACTTTGTTTGGAGAAAAAGGTAAAACTATCATAAAATCTCCAACTACTAAGGAGTTTGATGTAAATGATTTACCAAATGCGAATACCCTTCCTTATATTTTTTACTCTGAAAAAGCTGTGAAAGTTCTATTTAGAGGGCTTTCTTTTATATTGGGGGATTACTATAATGGTATAGGTTTTAGGCAAAGTGTCAATGGGGATACGGATGAGTGGGACGCTAAAATATATGTAGAAAACTGCCATTTTGAGCATGGGTATAGAGCTGTAAGTATTGAAAGGACTTATAGAGAATGTAGAATAATAGATTCTATCTCATATTACGCATGCGGTGACTATGCTTTTTTTATGGAAGGAACTGATAATTCTATTCATAATAGTACGGTTGGGAGTTGTCAACAAGGAGGTATTTATTTATCTCAAAATTCAAGAATGTCTAATTGTAAAGTTTTTGTTGCCAATAAAGCCTGGAGATATAAATATGATGCTGTTACTCCTAGAAGTAAATACGCAGTTTATGTAAGTGGCAGTTATTGCAATGTAACAGGCTTGGATATTCAACAAAATTGTGCAAATGGTATTTATGTGGGAGGACATGATAATTATATTCAAGCTGTTCTGAATGCTAATGGGTATCAAAGAGATAAACAATCCTCAATATTATGTGCTAATGCCGTTTTGAAGTGTAGTAATAGTATATTAATATTTACTTCAACCACAGGCTTTTTAAATAGTTATGTATCTCATTATCTATATTCTGTAGGAAGCCCAGCTTATGCTGTTAAAGGTAATTATATAAATATAAATACGCATGATGAACCAGGAGAAGATACTCCTTATGTGTTAAGCAATTTTTCAGCTTTTAATAATATAATATTTAATGGAGCGAATATAACTAAATGCCATAATCTTCCTGAGGATTTTGTTAAAAACAACATTCATTCAGAAAATGTATCTAGGGGAGAAAGAATGTATGTTACAGTTGGTGCTGGTAAAGCGGTTTCTTTTGATTTGGATGTTACAACTTTTATCACACAATATACTGTTATACATCAGTATTTAACTTTTATAGTTAATCCGTCATTAGCAGTCGTAGATACGCCCTTGTATGAAGTTGGAAGATATAAATTAATAGTAAATGTTGACAACATAGATTATACTCTGAAAACCGATATGTTCCAAAACGGGTTAGTATCAATAGAATCTATTAAATATTTATACGATATAATACCGGATCCGAAGGATTCACAGTGTAAATTAAGATGGGAATTAGCAAATACAAGTAAATCCGCTATAAACTTGGCAATTGATTACCCTATAATTGAAATATATAAAAATAATACAGGTTATGGAAGCAGTTATGAAACTAATATTATTCCGACGGATTTGAGTAAAGATTTTTGTAAGGATAAGAAGGGAATTTATGGGAAAGTTGCAGATAATACTTATGATATTAATTTGGGGATTATAAGGTTTAATAATGCAATTTCTGATTCTCCGGAATCTTATGAATACATTAAGATAACTAAAGTTCCGACAAGCGGTTTTCGTTTTTTATATTCGACATATAGGATATTAACCGAATATTCTTTGCTATATGTAGATAATAAATTGTATATACTATCTGATAGATACGATACTGGCAATGATTCTTTTTTAAATATAAGATGGATATTTGACCCTGTTTCTTATACATTAGACATTTGGATTAAAGTTTCTTCAAAATATGGCAAATTGATAGTGAGAGATACCAAATGGGCTACTCTTAACACTTATGAGTGGTTCCCTAAAAATACAGATCCATATCCGGTAGAGGCTGTTGATGCTGAATTTATTACCTCGGATATACTTACTTTGCCTGATACTTTAATTGGGATAAAAACCTATGATACGTTTGGAAATATATTAACTTGGTCTAAGTCTGATTGGTTAAATCCTGACGGAACTTTAGTGACAAAGGTTGTTTTCGCAAGTAAATTAAATGATTTTATTAAAAGTAATACTATATATAATATTATCAGATATATAGATTTGGAAGGAAAAACTCTTACTGTTCCTGATAATAGCGTGCTTAATTTTATTGGAGGTACTATTGGAAATGGAACTATAATTGGAAATAAAACTAAAGTCATAAATCTAAATGTTGATAGAATTGTTTTATCAGGGACTTGGTTTGATTCAGGAATTACTTCTAATAGACCTACTAATGTTTTAGTAGGATTTCAATATTTTGATAGTACATTGTCGAAACCTATATATTATAAAGGTAATAATGAGTGGGTTGACGCTACTGGGGCGACAGTATAATAACGATAATTAAAATAAAAGCCATGTTACAAGGATATCAAATAAGAATGCTAGAAGAGTATAAGCAACTTAATGACCGGGTGGAAAAGTTGGAGAAATTCATCAATGAATCTCCAGTGTTTTCTAAAATGGAAGTGCATAAACAAATACTTCAGCGTTGGCAACTGTCGGCAATGAAATCATATCGTGATGCCTTAAAGAGAAGATGTCTGGCAGAAGGATTTTCTCCGTTGACTGGGGATGGTCTGGAATAAATGTTAATTCTATAACTTTTTTAAAAAACATCATGGAAGATAACAACATACAAGATTCTTGCTGCAACAGCAAGTATGCAAGTATCAGGCAGATGGACAAGCTTGATGAAATGTTGGGAAGAAGATTCCCTTTCTATCCTCGTACAGTGATACAGGCGGTACATGACGGAAGAACCGGCGCGTCGTTGGAAGCGATACTGGCACAGTATAACAATATTTATGTGCAGTATCAGGGTACAGCGGGACGTACGAGAAATATTGTTCCGAAAGAAATGAGGCGTAAGGGGATCATCATATCATACGTGGATATGCAGGGGAATGCCATAACCGAGAAATGTGTGAATGATGCACAGAGGGACAACTTTCACTGGGGGCTTGATGTCAACTGGGTACGTGTGGACGAACTAACACTCTCTGGAGATATTTCCGTATCGGTAAAAGGCACATGGGTGATTAACGGTGAGGATACCGGCATAGCTGCTTTGGGGCCCAAAGGGGATAACGGACTTACCCCGTGGCTCAAAACGATAGATAACAAGCTTCACTTCTCCTATGATAACGAGACATGGGAGGTGTGCTCGGATTACATTGCAGCTTATTTCCGTTTTCAGGATAACAAATTCCAGATATCGCGGGATAACAAAACATGGTCAGATCTTAGCGGAGAAGTTACAAACAGTTTGTCTATTAAAGCCTATGTAACAGATAAATCACAATATCCTAATCCTAAGCAGGGTGATATGATTATGGTGGGACCTACCTATGCGGACGATGATGCCGAACATACCAAGCCCATCTACCACCTGAATATTTATAATGCCGGCGGATGGGTGGATCACGGTCCGTTCCAGTCCATCAATGCCGGTGTGGTGCAGGAACTGGGGAATAGCGAAACTGAAGTCATGTCACAGAAGGCTGTAAGTGAGAAAATTTCCGAGTTAGCTCTACAAGATAAAATTTTAAAAAATGTTACAGGAATAATACAGGGAGAATATAACACAGGTGGTGACAAAGTGGAAAATAATCATAATGCTAATATTCTACAGATGGTAGATATCAATTCTCACGAGGGAGACAGGTATCTATGTTTAGGCTATGCATCACAGAATTATAGATTATGGGCTTTTACCGATGCTGATGGTAATATACTAACTAAATCTAAAAGTACAGATATTGATCTTACAGATTCAGGCGAATATTGTATTGCACCTAAAGGAACTGTTAAAGCTATATTCAGTTGTTATATTTCATATAAAGATAAATTTGCAATATATAAAAATGGTCAGATAAATGATATTAATGAAAGACTTGAAAAAGTTGAGCCATTGCTTGGTATCACTTATAAACTAGACCATGAAGCGGAACATTTTACGCCCCAATTTTATGACTCGAATGAGAGTGTTGATGCGAAGTATAAGACTAATGGGGATGCAATTATAGAATCTTTTACGCCTGAAGTTAAACAAATCATTGATACAAATGCTTATCCAGGATGTGTTTATAGTGTAAAGGGATATGGCGGTAAAAATTATCGGTTGTATGCCTTTGTAAATAAAAAAAATATTATTATAGAAAAAGATCTTATAGAGGAACACGATTCAAGTAATTCAGCAATAATTGTCGAAGCACCATCTGGTACGGTTAAAGCAATTTTTAGTAGTTATACATCATATCCATTAACTGTATCTAAAAACAACGTATCGATACGAGCTTTAAAAACAATGGATAATGATTTATCTGATATCAGTAATATTATTCACGAAACGTATCCGGGGAGGTATGATACAAGTGGATCTGTCTTGGTTGAAACATCGCCTAATTATGCGGTAAATCAAATAATAGATAATACTGAAGAAGGTGCGATTTATGCGGTAAGAGGGTATGGAGGTAATTCATATAGATTATGGGCTTTTACCGATGCTGATGGTAATGTTATTGAAAAATCCGCTCAAGGGCTTGACGAATCTAAATCAGCGGTTCTGTTAGAAGCTCCTTCAGGAGCTGTCAAAGCTATATTTAGCAGTTATGTGGCGTATCCATTGACTGTCTCTAAAAATGGAATGTTTACTCAAATTTTATCCAATAAAAGCCATCTTAGTAGAAAACGTGCAGCATTTTGTGGTGATTCTATTATGATTGGTCAGGACAATAAAGAATCAGTTAAGAGTTTGACATACTATATATCTAAGAAAACTAATTTGAAATGTACAAATTGGGCTAAAGGAGGATCTGTTATATTATATCCATTTTACACGGGGAATGCTTATAGCATATATTGGCAACTCACTCAAGTCGATAAAAATAGTGATTATATTATTCTCCAAGGCGGAGTAAATGGGGTTAATTTAAATGACTCAGGCAAGCCTAATTATGCTCCTATGGGTAGAATTACTGAGGGTTTTGATGAAGAATTGCAATTGAATACACAAATAGGATGTTTGGAGGCGATCTGTAGATATGCAATAACACAATTCCCCGGTAAGAAGATAGGTTTCATCATAACTTATGACATTAGCAATTATGAATATTGGAGAGATAAGGTCGTAAAGTTTAAAGAAGTATTAGATAAGTGGGGAATACCTTATTTAGACTGGAGACATAGTGGAATTAATTTGGCATCCTATGACATAAGAGCTATATATGGAGTCGACACTTGGAGTGAATATGAGGAGTATAGTAATAAAAAAACTTATAAAACTGATGATAAGGTTATTTATCAATCTAAAGCTTACAAAGCCAACCAAGATATTGACTCTCCCGAGGAATGGGACTCGTCTAAATGGACTCTCATATCATCTGACAGGTATGACGGTTGGCATTGCAATTCTCTTGCTTATCAGCTGTTGGCAGACAAGACAATTAAATGGATGGAGTCTTTGTAGTTCAGTATAGTAACTGGAAAAGTTTTTTTAATATAAAACTGGCGCAGTCTGCCTCTGCGCCAGTTGGCTTATGCCTTAATGTACTTCCATATACTCCGGAGAGCAGGTATCAGTCCAATCCACTAAACTTCCGTAGGAAATTGGCCTCCGGAGAGCCCGATTATTACCCATATTACAGGAACTACAGCAAAAAGAAAATCTAGGGTATCAAACACAAACCGCCCTACCTCTTTGATAGCGTTAGGCTGGGCATTATCACGCCCAACCTAACATTTAATTTTATTGTCATTCATATTCGAATGTTTTTATTAGTTAAACAATTAGGTTTACCGTTTTGTTTTACGTCAACCGGTTCTTTGCTGACGATAAAGAAAGCATTGATAATGCAAATATACGAAAAAGCTAGTTCCATTATTCCATGAAAATGAAACTTTCTATATCGTTTTTTATTTAACAATTCGAATCGGTACAATTCCATCGGTCCAAACAATATCATTTCCGTTCCATTTGAAGTGGATGGACTTTTTTCCTAATAGTTGATTTGCGGAAAAATAATATTCTTTTCTGAAATTGCAGTCATTTTCGTGAGTAACTGTTAGGTGAAGACTGTCTTTTTCTTGTCGTCTTTCAATATCGACTTTATAGGTGGATTTATCTTTTCTTGAAGAAGGGCGTATTACCCGTGTCCTTTCGATTGTTCCCATATTATATAAATTAATAGCCATATTTTATATAAGACATACAAGATTTGGCATTGTCAAGTTCCGATTCCCAAAATATTCTATCAAACCCTAAAAATAAAGATGATTCTGCGGATTCTATAGCGTTTCTAGCCTGTGAGGCATATTTAATATCGTTTTCAATCCTTTCCTGTAGTTCTTCTATTTGTAGGGACATGTTCAGAATCGTAGAGTTCAGGTCAGTATTCTTGTTTTTTAGTCTGTCCACTTCTTCTCTAAGGTTGTAATTCTCCATTTCTAAATCTTCATATTTGCTTTTGCTGACACATGAACCTAAGAATAGGATTATGAATGTAAGTAATATTGATTGCTTCATAGTGTTAAAATTTAAAGACGAGACAAATATAGCGATTTGTTCATGAATGTAAAATATTTGCATGGAATTTTGTATCTTTGCATCGCACATAGCGATGTGCATCAGGATTTGGACGGTTCCGATATAGTTTCGGACCGTCTTTTTTTTGTTTTCACACTGGTTGGTCTTGTGTATGTTTATCCAATATGTGACAAGGGCGGCTGTCTTTCCCAGATTGCCGCCCTTCCTGTTCAATAATGATTAATAATCAGGTATAACAAAGGTATACAAAGATATAAAACAATCTTATTAAAAACAATCGGTAATGTAAAATCTTGAGATTTACATTGTAAATTACAATTATATGCGTATTTTTGTGCAAAAAATATAAAGTATATGAAAAGGTTGGTTATAGCTTCATTGTTTCTGTTTCCTTTTTTGCGACAAATGCTGTGGGATGGATAGATGTTTAAGATACATGAAAACTATGAGTCTTTTTCTTGTTTTCTATGGGATGAAATATTACTTCCCTAGCTGGATATATGTTTGTTATACCATATATAAAGAATCTGAATAATGTGATTGTTTTGATTAGCCTCTCCCGAGCTATTGAAAAGTTGAATTAAATAAATTACTGTTATGCTACAAAGATTAGAAGTTATTGATTTTTTGCGAGGATTCTCTATTTTTACCATTGTGTTAATGCATTTGTTGCAAAGTTTTCCGATAAGTCCGTTCTTAATGGCTGCTTCATCTTTTGGTGGGGCAGGAGTACATGTATTCATCTTATGTAGTGGATTTGGACTTTATTTATCATATTTAAACAGACCGCTTACTTATATTCAATTTTTGAAACGACGTTTTTTGAAAGTTTATTTGCCGTACATAATAATTATATTGATAAGTGCTCTGATTCCTTTTTATAATACCTCATCGGATAAACTTCTCCAAGTACTTAGTCATGTATTCCTTTTTAAAATGTTTTTCAATGATTTGGAAAGTTCTTTTGGATTGCAGATGTGGTTTGTTTCAACAATAATTCAGTTTTATTTGTTATGGCCTTTGTTGTTGAAACTATTTAATAAATCTACGGGGGTGATTTATGCTTTGCTGATAAGTCTGTTATGGACTACTATTGTAGCGATGCTTGGGAAAAGCGATGTGCGTGTATGGAATAGTTTCTTTTTACAATATCTTTGGGAATTTGTTTTAGGTATGTATTTAGCTAAATGCTATAAACTTAATGCTAAAATAGTCAATTCGTTGAATTTTAATATATTAGTACCTGTCTGTATAATATGTGTTGCTCTTACAGGATTTGCTGGAATAAAAGGAGGCATTTGGAAATTATATAATGATATTCCTTCTATGATTGGATATTTGTTTGCGTTGTTGATTATATATAAATTACATATAAAACCTATTAATGGCTTATTTATGTTTACTAATAAGATTTCTTATGAATGGTACTTGGTGCATATACTGGTCTTTAGTTGTACTTTTTATTATTTGTATAAGTTGGAAACTTTTAGTATGGTAGTAATAGCTGTCATTTCATTTATTCTTTCGTATGTTGTGGCTTGTTTATATCATTGGATTCTTGGTAAGATGAAGGTATGTTGAAATAATAAGATTCATTATAAACAATAAGATCTTGGTGAAATGAAGAGACGAATATTTACTGCTTCGCATAAAAAGTATGCAGAATGGAATATAAAATAATAAGGATGTAATTTATGGAAGGTTTATTGATTGTGCTTGGTGGTTCTGGAATGTTAGCCTTTTTCTTTGCTATATGGTTAAATACCCAGAAAGGCAAGAAATGGCTCTCAAATCTATAGTGTACTTTTCATTGGACATATGATGGTATTATGGATGCATTGACAACGTTTTTTAATAACCAGCGTTATAGGCTCCGCATTGGTTGTTTGGTTACATACCAAGTCTAGCAAGAAATGGCTTGCAAACTTATAATAGGTGTATATGGGGCATCTATAATCCGCAAAATTAGATATCTACTCATAATATTACGAAAGAATTTTGATTTACATTTTGAATCGAAATATAATTTAGAAACATATCTAAATTACTATCTAATTGTTAGTCTTATTTTTAGATTAAAAATTAAATATCTATTTTTGCAGAAAAACAAATGGTTTTTGATGAATTTTTAAAACTGAAGGTGAACTTTTAGGGTTCTGTTATTGTTATGATTAATCTAAAGACTAAAGCTGATGAGAATTACGATGCTTTTGTATTATTGAAGGATAATGGCAAACTTAATTCTTCAATACATTGTGCTTATTATTCAGCTTTTTTATTATCTATATATTCATTATGTGTGAGATTTGGATATCTTTATGAAGATATACAGAATAATTCAAGAGGAAAAGATAATCATGCTTATATCAGGAATGAGCTGGGAAATAAGATACATCAAGCGAAACCATTAGATTATGTTGAGTTTCACACTTGCCTTGGTAAATTAAAAAAGGAACGGAAAAAAGCTGATTATTCGAAAAATCTGGTTACAAATAAAGATGTAGTAAATATACAAGATACTATAGATAAATTCAGAGATTTGATAATTACAAAATATATTTGATTATGGATGCAGTAAAAGATTTTATCATTGAACGATTAAAGAAACTTAGTAATATGTTCAAGGGCATTTCTATCAAATATGCGTTTGACAGTATAACTGAATTTCATATAATTGAGATATCACCGGAAAATATTAGAAGAAGAGATGATGAATACATAAGGTGGGAGTCTGATATGTGGAATGATTTCTTTGCCATGTTCCCAGATGAGGATTTGCTTATTTCGGAGCCTTGCGAGTCTAATGATATGCATAATGTGTTATTTGACAATATTCCGATTGTGGATAGTGGCAATTTGCTTTATTGTATAGATTTAGATTTTGGTGAGATGGATTCTTTTTTAAATATTGACACTATAGATTTGTTAGCAGCGTGATTATGGCAGAAAAAGTAGCAAGTTTCCGTTTAAAGGAATATAAGATAAATAAGGCTAGTATAGAATTTGATCCTGATAAACCTCTGTCTAAAATGTCAATAGAGATCGAGAGAAAAGGTGATATAGAGGAAAATAATATTTATAGGATAAATATGTATATTGGTGTTTCTGATGAAACGAACAATTTCAAAATCAGTGCAAACATGGTAGCTTTGTTTGAATTTGATTCTGAAATATCTGAAGAGAATAAAACTAGTTTTGTAAATTCGAATGCGCCAGCCATTTTGTTCCCCTACTTTAGGGCATATATATCTACATTGACATCTCTTTCTGGAATGCAACCTGTTATCTTGCCGACAATAAATTTTGCTAGAATGCTGGAACAGCAGGAGAAATAAGTAAACATTAAAGGGTTATCATTATTGGTAACCCTTTACTGTTATCGTTTTATTGTCTATACACCTTTTCAACTTCTTTTTTCACTTTTTTAGTGATAGTCTGTTTCTTGTATTTTTTTTCCATATCTGGGTATTCCGGATGTTCTTCCAACCATTCTTTTTTATCTTCGGCTTCGTCATGTTTTCTTTTGAGTTTTAGGAACTCTTTTTCATTTTTCAAAGTTTC